CGCAGCAGCAGCGGACTCGGTCTTCACTACGCCTTCGAACGTCTGCTTGTTGTACGCATCCGTTTCGTTCAGAACGTGGTTACGCAACGTCGACTGGTACTGCGCGTTCGCAGCAGCAGCACGGCGCTTGAACAGATCACGCTGGCGCTCGTTCTGTAAACCGGACGCAGTCTCCTCGATGGACTTATCAAAGTCGTCGACGTACTTACGCATGAAGTCAGCCGATACAGCATCAGCAGACTTCTTCGACAGGAACCCTTCGTTTGGGTCCATCATCAACTTGGTTTGCGTTTCGCGCAGTTTGTTGAAAGCGTCTTCAGCCTTAACAGTGTCGAGCCGCTCAAACATCTGAGCAGCAGTGTCGGTCAAACTCTGTACCGCTTGAATCGCCTGTGATCGCGCTCGACCGGCCTCGGCGATACCTGCCCCGCTTGGCGTGACAAGGTTCGGCGCGACCTGTTGTCGATAGAATTCAAGTTTGGCCATGATTTATCCTCAACCTCCGCTCATGCTCCATGAGCCGGGGTTCAATCCACTAGTTCCGCCGCCACCGCCAAAAGAGCCGCCACCGGCAGCGTATCCCTTCGCACCAGCAGCGGCCACGCGCAGCAATCGTTGCGCCCCTGTCGGTTTAGCAGCACGAAGCAACTTAGCTTCTTGGCGAATAGCAGACCCTTGTACGCGACCGCTGTAACCCATCATCATTGCATCTAGTTGCGCTCTTGTCGCAGATTGTCGGTAGAGATCCGTGAACGTCACGTTACTAGACAAACCTTCTTCTTCAGCAGAAGCGCGTAGTTCACCAAACTGCCTTTGTTGCTGGCTAAGCAGCATCTCTTCCTTCATCCCGGCTTCTGCTTCAGCCGCGCCAGCAGCGACATCCTTGACTCGTGCCTGACCTTCCAGCGTCGCCTTTTCAGATTCGACGGCGGCTAGTTCGGCACCAGCCGAAAGCGCAGCAATAGCCCATGAAACTGGATCAGCCATGACTCACTCCTTGACCAAGGAATACATGTACATGTGTCGGTCGCCCATGAAGTTACGCATCGCCAGCGGGGTCTCTAGCCGAAAGCCCAAGATTCGCGCCCATTGGTGTGCTGCTTCAAAGTCTTCGTCCACGTACGCCTCGATCCTCTTTATCGAACAATCTTTCAGAAAATTACGAACAGCCCGGTGCAGCGACATGAAGCAGTGCGGAATGTCTCCCGCTAACAGCGACCATGCCATGCCACGTCCGGCCCACAACTCAATCACACCCGCACACGCGATGACGCGATCACCCGCGAACACCGTATACGCAGGACCAGCGTCCGCAAATGTCGAGCCGTAATCCGGCTTCATCACATGCGGACTCAAATACGCCTGTGCAGGTTGGAGCGTCAGCCGTTTCAAATGCTCAGGCTCAAACTGCACCACCTCAATCATCAACCAGCCGTCTCCAGTTCTGGATACAGCGCCACCACCGTCAGCGGCAGCGGCTGGTCAGCCACAACCCAGATCCGACCGTCTGTCTCGTAACCGCCCGGAAACGCCAGAACATCGGTGTCGCCGGTCAATGTCGGTGGCACTTCGTCGAGCAGGTCGTTTCCACGGCGATAGATGATCTGGTCCACATTGGACTGGCTTGGACCAAACTTGCCGCCCAGACTCGCGTATAGCCGCATAGCGAGTTTCTGGATGCGTTTTGTCTTGGCCTGCGCCGTGCCTATGGACGCGCCGGATTCAAGCCTCTGCGTGGCTAGGATCGACGTATACGGCAATCCTACGATCACACGAGCGGCCGGGAACGGCAGCGTCACAGATCCGTTGAGTACGGTCAGGTTCTGCACTTCGGCACCGTCTGCGAGTGCGGATACCGTCTCGCTCTCCAAATGCCACAGCCCGGAGAGGGTCGTCGCGGTCATGCGCCACGTACCCGCCGCAAACGTGTTGGACGGGAATGCAGCGATGATCGTTCCGCGAACCTCGGTTTCAGACACGAACGATGTGATTAAGGCACGGGCTGTGCGCCACGTTTCCATGTCTTCGTCGTAGTACCGTGCGCGAATTTCGCGGCCGACATCCGAGGCAGTAAAGATCGCCTCGTCAGTGGCGAGTTCGTCGCCGTCTTCGGTCAGCAAGATTTCGTCGGCTTCAGTCGACAACTCGTAGTTCGTCGTGACCGTGAATGCGACATTGGTGGTGCCGACTACGTCGGAATCAATACCCGCCGTCAACTCTTCGTTGATCGCAGGGTCATACTCCAGCGCAGAGTCGAGGTACACAGCGCCTTGAATGTCGTCGCCGTCTTCCAGACTCTGGGCGAAGTATTCGACGTATCGCTTGGTCGACGTGCCGCTGACTTCGGTCAACATGTAACCGCCGTCTTCAGCGAGGATCGCGCCGCTGTCTTCGGCAAGAATCAGATTGTCGAGATCGTCTGCGACCGTACGCGCAACAACCATCCACACGTCATCGACATCGCCGTTCGGCCCAGAGATAACCTGCACCGATTCAACCTTTGCGTTGTCGCCGCCAATCGGGTGCTGGTGCCAGCCGTAGACGTTTTGCTCTCGATCATAGGTCAGGCCGATTAGGCGACCGTCACCGAGAACGCACCAGATGATGTCGTCGGGTTCCTTTTGGTATGCGATGTCGACGATCCCAGACTTGGTGATCTCGGGATACAGGACGTTCATGTCTCTCGGTACATACGCTTCGGTCTGGATGTCGTACCGCAATTCCATGATGCGACGACCGCCGATACGCACGAACAGCGCAGAGTCTTCGACCAGAACCGGGTCGACCTCACGCGAACCTTCAGCAGATTGCAGGTCGAACTTCACGTTCTCAGGTCCAAGCGCTTGACTTGAAATCGCTTCACGAATCGCAATCTCAGATCCACCGGTACCCACGAGCAGCGCGTTACCGGCCTTTAGCCACCGCACCTTGTCGACGTTGCCAATCGCAATCGTCAGGTTCAGCGCATTGTCAGCGAGGATCTCGCCCATCGTGTCCGGTGCCATCGACTCGTAGTCGCCAGACACAGAACCGTAAATGTTTTGTCCGCCAGCCCACCACAATCGACCGCGCCAGAACGCAGTCTTATAGGGATAGGAGCCGCCCATTCCCTCGCCCCATGCTCCGAGGCGGTACAGCGATGAAGCGCCTGAGGTGAGTTCTGTGGGCGCTACACCGGGGCCGAGAATGTCAGCATCGACATCGGTCGTGCTGTTGACGGCGGTAATCTTCAGGACCACGTATCCGGGGTGCAAGAACTTCCACAACACACCCGTGTTGCCGTCGTAGTCTTGCCCTTCTTCGTGGATAGGACGAACCGCACCAGTAGTGGCCGTGTTCATCGCTTCGTAGAATTTGTTGTTGCTCTTGCGGATCTCGCCAGCAGTAATTGATTTGCCGGTCTCCCACTGCGTTGTGGTGATGTTGATCGGCTGCAAACGGATCAGCATTCCGACAGAGTTGGAGTCAAACAGCGGCGTGGTCGAGGTGACGTTGACGTTACCTGTCGTCGCGCTCAGCGTAAACGTGTCAGGCGTCAGCGGCTCTCGCTGAAATGGACCATCGGTCGGCGCATACGTCGCGAACGACCAACTGATGTTTCCCGCTCGGGTCAGTGTGCGCGGCTCGTAGCCTTCGCATCCAATGTACAGAACGTCACCAGACTGCGAGATCGACAGTGCAGGCGTACCTTCAGCCGTGACCAGATCCGCTTCGGTGTACGGCGATGCAATCGTATACACGCGAGAAATGTCGCCATTCCCTGTGTACGCACCGTATGACGTGGTATCAATCGCGACATCGTTCAGATCAAAAAGTTCAAACGTCTTTGCGCCTGCGTTGACGTTGGCAACCTTGACGTATTGCCCGTTGATCTCGGCCATGCCGAACACGCCTTCGATGTAGAACCAGTCTCCGTTTGAAGGGTCAGCGCCGAGGTAGGTCAGTACGCCAGTGGATGCGTTGGTAATGTTGACGATGTCTTGCGCGTCTTCCAGAACCACGCCGCGATCCGTGTAGAACCGCACGTATTGATCGCCGAACTCCAGCACGTAGGCTTGGTCGAAAGCAAATTCGAATCGCCTCAACCAGACCTTCTTCCCGGCTTCTTTGGTTTGCAGTACGTACTTCGTTCCCGGTGTGCGCTTGGCTGGGCCTTGCGCTGTCGGGATGAATTGGCGCATGCGGTACGCAGTCGACGGATACTTCTCGTAGTCCGTTCTGCCGCTCAGCAGCGGTCCAACTTCACCGCCGTTGAAATTGAGTACAGCCGGGTTCGCGTTTGGCATTAGAGCCTCACGCTAATCCAAGTGGTATCCGCGAGGGACTCCGGTGGGCTTTCGATAGCGTTGGAGCGAATCGCATCGCTCAGTGCAAGACGGTAATCACGCAAGGCTGATTCCTTCTTTTGAGATGACTGAGTCAGCGCTTCGCAGACGTTGAACGCCAGAAGCGAAGCGAACGCATCATCGAACGCAGGATCAAACTGGGTAGGATCAGTAACGCGACCAAGGTACCGCAGATTAAGAGGACCACTGTCGTAGGTAAGGATTTTATTCCCTTCAAGTTGGTACTCTGCTCCGCTGCCGCTGATCAGGTCAGACAGATCCGGTGCCGGGTAATAGTCCCCGACTTGCAGGATGCGAAGACAATCGGATGGAATCGGGTACTGGTTCTCGTATTGGAAAACCGGCGTCTCGACTTCCGCTGCCAGTTGCACACGTTTGACGCAGAAGCGCCAGTTATACGTGCGCTGCAACTTGTCGCGCATCATGTCGTAAATAGCCAAAATCTCACGGGCAGGCTTAGTGTTGTCCGTGAGATTCGTGATCCTCAGATCCCCGACTTTCGTCAGGGCGAGGTTGGCAATGGCGGTATCGCTGCTAGCCACGGGTGACTCCCGAGACTATTAAGCGGGTGGCCAAGTATCCTGAAAGATCGCTTCCTTCAGAACATCGATTGCCAGAAGGACTTCTTGCTTGCTCATGCCGGGGGCAAGGTCCACACGCACTTCAACGTCCGTGGTCGCCGTCGAGGACGATCCTTCGGTGACGTTACGAACGCCTTGCTCACCACGATCAATTCCGTAGAAACGGTCTGCCATGTCTGTTCTCCGTGAAGAGAGGGGCGAGTCCTGTTACAGACCCGCCCCGCTTTATTACGCCGTGTAACGACCGATGAGTTTCACCGTGCCGGTAGCGTCAGCCGCCGCCGTCAA